AGCTCCAGCCAGAGGAGTGCGAGCTTCCCGCCCACCAACAGCAGGCCCGAGCACTGTCCCGCCAGCCATGCCGCCACCAATGGCAGCAAGCGCACGTTGTTTTCTCGTTCTGTTCGCAGCACCGGCACGACGAGGATCTGCCGCCTGTTCTCGCTCTGCAACAGCCTGCTGGACAGGTGCAATTGATGCTGGAGCTACAGGTTCCGGTTCAGGCGCAGAGCTAAACAATCCAGGGATACACATAACGCTTCTCCTCAAAAGATACTGAAATGGGATTCAACACGATTTGTATTGTGATTCTTGCGACCCGCAGCAAGCGGATCTTTCGGACGTACAGGCTGGGCAAAGGTCAGTGCCAGGGCATCAGCGAGGTCTGGAGACGACAGGCCACGCTTTTTCATTGACGCTTTCGGCTCAAGGATTATGCACCCGCTATGCTTATGAGGCTCATACTGCACAGAGATCAGGTCAGCTTCCAGCATCACATCATCAGGCAGGCAGCCACCTTCTTTCAGCCATTCGCCCATCTCGCCCCACATCTGAGCTCGCTTATTGGCATAGAGAGGCTTTGACGACTTGCCACCGAAATGCACGACGATAGGACTGCGACCCTGCATCCGTAAGCTGTCAATGACGCTCGTTCCCCAGCCAACATCGACGAAGGTAGCATCAATGGCGTATTTGTCCTCGAGCTGCCCTACGATTGTGGCTATGGTCGGGCCATCGACTTCCCTGCCCTGCCACACGAGCCAGCTCATCAGTCCTTGACGCATAAATATAGCGGATCTATCGTCACCTTCCCAGGCCACATCCACGCCGAGCACTCTGGGAGCATGTAGAAACTTGGTCTTGTCGAGCTTCTTGCCCATTGCCGACCGTACAAGATCTTGAGGGATAAGCTGCTTTGCACCGGCATTAGGGAATACACCCCGCACTCGCACTCGAACAAAGTCGCTGTCTTCGCCATAGTCCTGAACCCACTGCTCAAAGAGTTTCGATTCCTTGCAGCCTTCCACTGTCCTGCTGTCAATCTGTCTCGTATTCCACCGATGCGCCTGCCTGCCGAAGCATTCACGGAACTTGCCTGTTGGCTGGGTTGGGTTGCCCCACACAAACATCATCGGCTCTCCATCAGTCAAACCACCTTCTGCGACTTCCCAGATTGGATTTGGCACAGCCGAGGCCTCATCGAAGAGATACCACGGAGTTGATATGTTCGTATGCTGTCCGGCGAAGCTTTCACTGTTCTCTTCCTTGCAGGTATATGCGTCTACTCTCCACTCATCTTTGTGATCGTTGTTATACATACACATGTTGCCTTGAGTGTTGTGATACGTCTTGAGATCCTTCGTAATACTCAGGTTGTGCCACTTGCCTACCTCGGCCCAGGTCTTCGTCCGGAGCTGAGGAGCTGTATTCGCTGTCACCGTTCCCTTGCTATATGGCCTCGTGTCCATGATGAAGTGAGTCAGCCACGCCGAGAGCGCGCTCTTCCCAATGTCGTGACCGGAGGAAGTGGCGAAGCGGATCGGGAGCACAGGAGTAAGGCCATCGAAGGCTCTCTGTTTTATCTCCTCACCAAGCTGCACAAGCACATCTCTCTGCCAAGTCTTAGGGCCATGCTGGTCAGAGAGGATCGTTCCTTCTTGCCCCCAGGGAAAGGCGTACATGACATACCCGAGAGGATCAGCGTAGAACCTGACCATATCTTCAGCCAGCATCTTGACTGCCTCGGGAGTCAGTATCAACGCTTCCCCTTCCGAGCCTGATTTGCCTTGATTGCCCTCAAACGACGAACGGCAGCAAGCTTTGTCGTGCTCGTGCCGGGAACATTATCAATCTTGTAGCCGCCCTTCACCTTGCGGATCGGCATCAGTTATCAACTTCAGGATCTGGGGGTGTGCCTGGAGGATCCGCTCTGTAACCCATCAGTTCTTCTCCTGATCTGTAGCCTGTATGCGATTGATACCTTGCCGCCTTGCCCTGATCTCATGAGCCAGGTCGAGCTTCTCACTGACCTCGAGCTCATGCTTATCACGCCACTCAAGCTTCTTACGGTTCTTAAGCCAAAAGATGATTGCGGCTGTATCTGGAGGGAAATACTTCTCTTCCTTGCACTCCACGAGATCACCGTCTTTGTTGACATATCCCCGAGAGATGGTCTTTGAGAAGCCACAGGCCTTGAGGTATAGGGAATCTTCGACTACCCGATCAGCCACTTCCTTCCAGCCGTTTATGGCTGCCAGAAATTCAGGAGACTTTTTACGCCAGTTGTAGAGTGTAGATACGCTAACTCCAAGTGCAGCAGCTATTTCTGGCTCTGTTTTGCCAGATCTACTGAGTTCAGCCACTTCTTGGAGGTTCACAGTATCGAGTCCCGAGGGACGACCCATCTTCTTCTTCCCAGTGGTATCGCTCATTTTTTGCTCCCGAGTGTTCAGAATTTGCGTAGTCGAGTGCCTTGATCTTTTCATACGCCGTTCCATGTAGGCTTGTCAAGGGCTTTTTTTCTGCACAATTGTTCAATATATGCACAACCCCATTTGTTACCAATAAGTTACATCTGTAATATTTATTTTGCCAGTGTGCAGGAATTGAGCTATTTGGGAGCCAGTTGTATGCCATGCTTTTTGTGTCCTATGTGGATCTACTTCTTGACAATCCACCCCCACATTCCTACCATATTCCCTTGCAGACGTTCTCCAGATTTCTGCCTCCTCGGTTTGGCACTCCTTGGACTCATCCCCAGGGAGTGTTTTTCCAACCACCGGCCCACCCAGCCGGACACCCCTGGGAGCCTTGGTTGCTACCGACTGAGGCTCTCGTTTTATTCCCTATATCTTTTTTTTCACCCACTACGCAGAATTGCGTATTTTTCTATTTGACATACGCAGTACTGCGCATATACTGAATAAGTCCGTTATGGGAATGGACGCAAACCAAAGGAGAGAAATGATGGCAGCAGTAAGCAGCGTACCCGAGTTTTGCTTTCCACGCTGGGCAGAGTATGTAGACAGGTGTTCAGGTGAGATCTATGCCTCTGTGATCTGTCACGGCATTTTTTGTGTTGGCTGCAAAATTGTTTGTGTTGTTGAATTGGTAGATGGCAAGCTGAGAGAGCTTGACATTGAAGACGTTAGACTTTGTTCATAACGAGGAGAACCAAATGAGCATGACAAGATACGAAGCGGCTGGAATGATTTTCGAGTGCGAGCGTTGTATGGAGAGATACGTCAGGCATGACGACAGGACGGTCAATCTTTGCGACGACTGCTACCATGCCGAGGAAGTAATCAGCGACAGAATAAACGGTCAGTATGTTTACACCAACCAAGAGGTGAACATCGGCCTGCACGATTGCCGAATCATTGCTTTCGAGACAGGCGATACCGGCAGAGTTGAGATCCACCAGATTGACGGTGTTGTCACTATCGACACGAATACACCTGAAGAAGCAGACAAGCTTGCAGACCTGCTCGTGCATAGTGTTCAGGGAATCGACATTGAACCGAAGAAGACGAAGACGGTTAAGGAGTCGATGGAAGAGGTTGCACCGAAGGCGATGGTACTCAACGAAGACAATTCTCTGTTCGCTTCCCTCGTCAACACGACCAGGACTCATGCGGAGATGCTGAGATGATATACCTCTTCATGGCTATACCTGTCTACCTGATCGCCGTCTACATCTATGTGTACTTCACTACAGACACCAGCCCCGAAGCAATGGAACGATTCATTCTGTGGAAAGAGGAGACAGGATACACAGATCTTCAGGTAATGGGAATTGAGCCACTTGATAGTGGCAGGAAATATGTTCGATGGGATATTGAAAAGGAGAACGAAGGATGAGCATAAAGATGAATGGTTTTGTTAAGGCAGGCATCGAAGCATCAGAACTTGGTGTTTCAAAAGGCTATCTACGAAAAGTGGCGATGGAAGATGGTTTCCCTGATGGAGCTGTCATAGCTACCGGTGGAAGGCATTTCTTATACGATGTAGAGAAAATAAAGGAATCAATGGTCAGGAGTTACGAGAACATTACGGAAAAGGAGAACGAAGCATGAAGCCACACATCAGATGTTCTGCACTACCGAGGATATTCCACTGCACCGAGAGTGCAAAGACCCCTGGGATCTGGATCGACTGCGAGAGCGAGATAGCTCGTGTAGGCACAGCAGCGCACATTGCGTTTGCCGAGGCATTGCAGGACAAGGAGCCTGACTTCGCTATGCTTGCCAGTGACTACCGGATCGAAGAGAGAGAGCTTCTGTTCCT